CTTGGATTGGGCGGCGACCCGGGCACTGGTTCGGCCGTCGGCGCCGCTGTCGACGAACGAGATCTCCTTGAGGACTGCCTTGCGGACTACGTGGATCGGTCCGCTCATGGTTCTGCCGTTGACGGTGACGCTATGGCCGTTGGGGACGAACTCGGCATCGATCACCGCCGCGCCGATGCTGGCCTGCCACGGAAAGCCGTTGGTCCCGCTCTTGGCGACGTCCCGCGCCCAGGAGGTGTCCCGGCTGATCAGGCCCTCGGCGATCACCTGGCCGTTCTCGACGGCCACCCGCTGGGTATGCCCCACGCCCTGGCGCGGGTTGTGATCCAGGCGGACCGGGATGTCCTGTCGGTCGATCGACAGGCCTTCCAGATCCACGACGACCGGGTGGGGGAAGCCTTCCACCCGCATCGGGCCGCCGGTGTAGGCAACCATGTGGAAGCGGGGCATCTGCTTCTCGCCAGCATCCGCTGCCTCGACGGTGAGCGGGCAGGTGAGGATCAGGTTGTCAGGCAGCGTCGGCGTCGTCATCGGCTTCGATCTCCTCAGCGGGCTGTGTGACGGCGGTTTCCGTCGCCAGCCCCAACTCCTTCATCAACTGGGTTTCCTTGGCCCGCTGGCGGAGCTCCGTCTCCCAGTCCTTTCCCTGGCGGGCATACTCGGCGGCCAGCGTCGTTGTGTGACTGGCCAACCGCGTCGATTGCGCGTTGGCCTCCTTGGCCGGGTCCACGTGCTCGTTGCCATCGAAAAACCATTGATGCGGCAGATCCGGCAGGTCCCGCAGGAAGGCGAACTCATCCAGCCACTGGGCTTCCTCGATCCAGGCGGCGAAGATGCGGTCGAGCACCACCTGGCCAAGATGGGCCTGTTCGACCCGAATGCTCTTGTGGTACGTCTGGTGGTCCATCCGGCCGGAGGCGTAGTTGTAGCTGGAGCTGTTGCAGGCCGCGATGTTGTATGGCAGGTTCAAACAGCGGGCAATCTCATTGAGGATCTCGCGTTTGAACTCGGCATAGGTAGTCGTCGGCTGCTGCGCCTCGATCTGCCCGAGCTTCCAGCCATCCGGCAGGACTGTCGCCATCCGCTTTTCCAGGTCGACGACGTCCATCGGCTCGAGGGCCTGGGCCTCGCCGTTGGCGGGGGCGTCCGTGAACAGCACCGCCGCGAAGTCCGCGGCCGTCTCCGCCGCCGCAATTACCGCCAAGGTGTACCGCCGTAGCTGAGCGAACAGCGGCAGGGCCGGTGTGATTTCCGGAATGCCCCGATGCTGGCCCGGGCGATCCGCTCGGAACCAGTGGATGATGGCCTTGGCATCGATCCAGTCGAACCCGGTCTGCCAGAGACTTATGTCGCCCGGATGCTGGCGATACACGCAGTAGGCCTGCGGGTTGCTGTAGGCGTCCAGCACGACTCCATCGATGCTGCTGGGCGTTGGCAGGCTTCCCTGGTAACCCCAAGGGGATTCCACGCGATCCGCTTCCACCAGGTGCAGATCGATCTGCACCGGCGAGTCCAGCAGCGGGTTGCCCGTCAGGAGGGCGAACGCCTCGCCGTCCGTCACCTTCGCCAACCGCATCGTGCGGAGCTTCTCGGCCAGCCCCACCGCCTGGCACCACAGCGCGAACGCCGTTTCGACCTTGCGGTTGCCCTCGGCGTCCGTCAGCAGCATCTGCAGCCGTGGACCGGTACCCACGCAGTCATTGGCCAGCGTCAGGGCGATCCCCTTGGCATACGAGTTGTTGGCCACCTCGTAGCGCGATCGCTCGCGCAGCCGCTTTCGCACATCGGCCGAGCCGGCCGCATCGGCCGACAGGGCATCGGCCATCGCCCAGTGCCGGGCGTTCTCGGCCGTCGTCTGCGCCGCATCGAAGCGGGCGCGGATCACCGCCGGGAGGGAGCGGCGGGTCTTCCTGCCTTTGCTGCGGAACGGCCACATCTATACCGCCCCTCCCGGCGAGATCTTCGCGAGCTTGATGCCCAGCCCCTTGGCCCGGCTGGCCTTTTTCGACTCCAGGTACTTGTCGGCGGCAATCTGGTCCGGCAGCGGGTGCTGCTCGACGCTGCCGGAATCGCCCGAAGCGCGGCGCGGGGCCTGCGCGCTGGTCTTGATGGATTCGTCGAGATTGTCAGCCATTGTCGAGCCCCAGGTCGGTTGCGATACGGCGGATCTGGTCCATGACACGGGAGATCGCGGGCGGCGCCACGCCGAGTTCGGCCGCGATCTGGCTCTTGGTCAGCCCTCGCAGCAGTCCTTGTGCCACGGCCCGCTGACGGCCCTTGAGGTGCGCCAGCAGGTGTTCCACCTGGTCGCGGACCTCCATAGCCTGCTCCGGGCTGGGCTGATCCGAGGCGATCTGCTCGCGGCGCGGGCGGCGGTCCTCGCCGGTCGCATCGAGCGAAACGGTCTGGTCGGTCGCTTGCCGCTGTCGCAATGCGGTCATCAACGCATTGCGGATGCAGTTGGCGGCATAGGTGCGGAACGTGGTGCCGCGAGCCGGGTCATAGCTCCGGGCCGCCTGGGCCAGGCCGTACATGGCATCCGATTCCATGTCTTCGAGGCTGGCTCCAGCGGGCAAGCGCCGATGCACTTGCTGGGCGAGCATCCGCGCCAGCGGCAGGTACTCCTCGACGTTCGGTTGGATTGGCCTGACAGCGGTGGTGTTCACAATGGGAATATACGCGGCAGGCAGTCGTGGCTTATCGTTGGCTGGACAGGCGCAGCAGATTGTTACGCCGCTAGACATGTCGAACCTCTCCACTCGGCAACCATGGACTTGCACATCCATTCATCAGTCAGGATGATGAACAGAAAGGGTAAACGAGGTCAGAGGATGCCAATGGCTACCAAAGCGAAACTGCACTGGTGCTGGAGGGGTGCGATCGCGACAGCAATGGGCACCGTCGGCCTGCTGGGAGTATCCTGGGCGGGGAACCATACACATTTCACCGGCAGGATCCACTCGCTCTTGTCGCATCTGGGGGCCCCTTCCTGTGGTTGGATCGGGGTAGTCGTCATCTACGGCATGATCTCTACATCCGTTGGTATTGCCACCTACGCAATGCTCGGCCGTCGTTGCGGCCCCCCGTCACCCGACGGCGAACTCCACTGCCGCCGCTGCGATCACATCCTGCGCGGCCTCAGCGAACCCCGCTGCCCAGAGTGCGGGGAGGCGATCTGAGCGGGCTGCGCCCGCAGGTGACGCCCCTTCCGATCTCCGATGTGCATGGGCCTTCTGCGGGAACGTTGCCGATAACGTACTCGTACGTCGTGATCCGCCGGCCGCAGTGCCGGCACTCCCGACGGCGGATCAGCTTGCCGCCCGGGGCCCGGCGGGTGTAGATCACGAAGAAGTGCTGGCAGCCACAGGCGGGGCATGAGATGCCACGGTCGTTAGAAGCATTTCCGTTCATGCCTGCCTCCGCTGCATCTCCGAGAGCTTCATCCTCGGCTTGGCGACCATCTCACGCGGGTCCGTCCCGAACAACACAGCGCCTTGGATGCTGGCGGCCACGGCGCAGCCGACCAGGCAGTCGAGCCAGTGGTTGTCCGGCCGGGTAGCGTGCAATTTCCACTCATCCACCACTCGCCCCTGCGCGGCTGTCCTGACGCGGTACTCGCTCGTCAGGTGCTCCGCCAGCAGGCGGTGGGCCTTCTCATCCCGGCCATAGAGCGACAGGCACCCGAGATCGCCCATCGCCACCGCCAGCCGGGCAAGCGTGAAGGTCTTCCAGTAGTTCGTGTCGATCAGGACGTGGCGGGTCTGGCGCTTGCCGGTGATGCAGGGGATGCGCCAGTGGTGCCCGATCCGGTCGCCGCGCTTGCGCTTGTACTCGGCGAAGGGGATGCTCGATGCCCCAACGTACTTGCCGTGGCTGGGCAAGACGATCCCGGCGAACGGGCTCTGGCGGCAGAACTGGTAGACCACGTCCGTGCTCTGACCCCAGTTGGCATCGATCAGGCAGCGGTCGATTTTCATCTCGCCGCCGTCTTCGCGGCGGTACATGCGAGGCAAGTGCACAGAGGTCAGCGCCTCCAGGCCCGCGTAGACCTGCCCCTCCAGCCCGGCGTTCGGTGCCACCCGAGCCAGCGTGTTGCGGGCATCGCGCAGCGTGAAGTACTGCCGCTTTTGCTCGGGCCAGGCGCCGTAGTCGATGATGTAGCCGGTGAAATCGCTCTCCCAGGCACAGAGCATCCAGAACAGCAGCTTCGCCTGTACGTCGATGAACATAGTCAGGTGATGGCAACTGCCGGGGATCGTGCCGCGGACGTATCCGTTGAGCTTGCCGGCGATCTGCTCGGCGGCCAGCATCTCCTCGCCGTCGACGGTCGGCAGCGGTTCATTCTGATACTCCGCATAGAACGCGACCTCGTCCCGCAGCTTCAGGTTCATCGCGTGCTGAATGGCGGAGAGCTCATCCTCGTTGTGCCGCTGCGGCCAGGCGACCTCGGCCCCGGCGTCCATTGTCTCGCGGTTGGCGCGGTAGAACTCGGTTGCCTCAGACGCGTCGCCATCGTTGCGCAGGGAGTCCGCACGGATCTCCGCGTAGCGGGCCCAGAGTTTTTCATTGGTGGGGAAGGCATACACCAGCTTGGTCCGTTCGCCTTGCCACTCCGGGTGCTTCTCGCGGTCCAGGATGTTGTCGGCCATGTCTCCGGGGCGAATGACCGTGCAGCACATCAAGCCCGCGATCTTCTTTCCCGGTCCGGCCATACCCAGCACATCCCCGGCGAGGATTGCCTCGCGGCGCTGGCTCTGGCTGGGCGACCACGCCGACTCCGTCGTCTGCGGGTCATCGACCAGCACCAGCTGCGGCCGCACCACGCTGCCATCGGGACGGGCGTGGTTCTGCCCGCGGATGTCGGAGCCCTTCATGCCGGAGCTGGAAATGACGACTCCGGAAGCCTTGCTGCCCTCGATCGTCGGCAGCACCACCTTGTCGGATGTCCAGTCGATGCGGGTCGGCTGGTCCTTGTAGCGCTGCCCCTTCTGGCGGTTCGTGATCCGCTCCAGGCAGCGGACCGGGTACGTGACTTCGAGGAAATCCTCGTGGAGCCGCTCATTGGTCTCCAGCCACGTCTTGATGTTCTCCAGCAGGTCCCTGGCTCGCTCCGCCGAGGCGGCGACCAGGCAGATGAATGGACTCGCCCCGATCAATGCCGACCAGATAACCGCCGCCTGGCACAACACGGTTTTGCCACTGCCGCGCGGCATGGCGAGCGCAAACAATCCACCCGTCAACACGGCCCGCTCGATCTTCTCGATCACGCGAAGGTGGTCCGCCGACCAGGAGAGGTAGAACACTTCAGGAAAATAGGTTTCGCAAAAGAAGCGAAAGTCCTTCGACGCCCGCGCCTTTCGGTCCGGGTCCTTCACCGGTGGCATCTCGCCGATGTCCTGCGCCGTGCGGACCATCTCGGCGTTGCGTTCCGCCTGGCGACGTTTCAGTTCTTCATAGCTGAGCGGCTGCGCGCGCGGCTTGGCGTACTCCAACGTGAGCCATGCGGCGTAGCGGAACAGGTCCATCGTCGTGGCATCGCCGATGGTATAGCCCGCGCGGTTACGGTGCCGGCGCAGCTGCGTCTCGGTGAGCACCGTGCCGCGCCCCGCGGTGTTGATCAGCCGCAGCAGGTCCGCCGGCCGGAGCTTGCGAGGATTAATCGGTGCCGGCATTGCTTACCTCCCGAGCCAGAAATGCCACGTATTCCACCAGGTTCACCGTCCCATCCGGGCGCTGCAGACCGCCCGTCTCCACGACTTCCCGGACCTGCCCCTCGGTGACCCGCCGACCGTAAGCGGCGGCCAGAATCCGGGCCAGATCCGCCACCGGCAGCGCGGTGATCCGCAGGGTTTGCCTACTTTCACTCATGTTGGTCATAAATCGTAAGTACCTTCCATTATTGGCTTTAAGTGCCTTGATGTTCCTCGGAAAACATGGCTTACATGTGTCTGTGGGAACGGAAAACAGACAGACAGGAGCCAAAACGATGAACGCGGAAAACCTAACGTATGGGGTCGAGTTGGAGTCCATAGCACCGGACAGCACGATCACCGAGGACGGCCTGCGGATCGGTGCCTACCACCACGGGATCCAGGTCCCCTTCCTGCCGCGGGGCTGGAAGGCCGAACGAGATGGCTCGATCGACGCCAGCGGGGGCGGCTACGCCTGCGAGATCGTCAGCCCGATCCTGAAGGGCGCGGAAGGCCTGGCGCAGGTGGCCGAGGTGGTGCGGACGCTCGAGGCCAAGAAATTCCGAGTCAATGTAAGCTGCGGCGTGCATGTACACGTAGCGGCTCCAGGTTCCTGGTCGGCCGAGGCGCTCGCGAGGCTGGTGACGATCGTCGCCTACGCGGAAAAGGGCCTCTACGCGATCACCGGCACGAAGAACAGAGAACGCAGCCGCTACTGCGGCGGGGTCCGCAAGTACGGGAACCAGAAGGACGCCAAGCCGATCCTCGACCGCAACCGCTACCACGCCTTGAACCTGACCAACCTGGCCAACGGACGCACCGACACCGTGGAATTCAGGTGCTTTAGCGGGTCCGTAAGCGTTACCAAAATTTTGGGATGGATTCAGGTCTGCCTGGGCCTGGTCGAGCGGGCCTTGACCGCCAAGCGGACGCCCACCTGGAACCCCAAGCCGCTGAGCGGGGGCTGGAAGAAGGCCGGGGAGGGAGCGAGCGAAGCGGAACGCCTGATGGGCTACCTCGCCTGGGGCGCCGGCTACGCCAAGATCCACGGCGGCCGGCAGTACGGATGGATCAGCGACGTAATCCCCCAGGAGCAGGTCAAGAGCGAGTTCCGCCGCCTGGCCGCCAAGTACGACGCGATGGCGTAACGACGAGCCACACGCCCGGGGCGCTGGGCCCCGGGCGGTACGAAGGGAGCACCAATCATGTGTGGGATCTTCGGATTCATCAGCACGGAAGGCCGCGGGCCGGACATCGATCGCCTGCGGCGGATCGCACTCGTCACCCAGACCCGCGGCATGCACGCCTTCGGCCTCGCCTGGCTTGACGAAAACGGCACGATCCAGACGTTCAAGCGTCCTGGCGCCGCGCAACGTCATCTCAAGGAATTGGAACGATGCCGCCGCGCGATCGTGATGGTCGGCCACTGCCGCTACGCCACGCACGGCTCGCCCGCCGACAACCGCAACAACCACCCGCACGCAGCTGGCGCCGGCTGGCTCGTCCACAACGGCGTGGTCCACAACCACGAGGCCATCGTCGAGCACTACCAGCTGCGCCAGCACGGTGAGTGTGACAGCGAGGCCCTGGGCCTTCTCATGGCCCGCTGCCCGGGCACGATCAACCAGCGCGCCGCATGGACCGCCAACGTCGCCGAAGGTGACCTCGCGATGCTGGGCATCTGGGCCAAGCCCGCGCGGCTGCTCGTCTGCCGGCGCGGCCGCCCGCTGCACTTCAGCCCCGGCCGGGGCGGCTACTACTTCGCCAGCCTCGCCGAAGGCCTGCCCGGCAAAGCGAAGATGATCGCCGACCGCCGCACCCGCGTGCTGGTCTACCGGGACGGACAACTGGACCTGGATGGCAAAGGCATCGAACTGAACAGAGGCGGCACCAGCATTAACCATCTTAACCCCTTTAACATCAACGAATTAAGCGAGAAAAGGCCTTGAGGTTCCTCGCGGATCATGGCTGAATGAACCTGTCAGAACCGAACGAGAGGAGACGCAGATGGCCACGAAGAACACGAACGCGACGGACGCGACGATCCACGCAAACCCGGATGCCCGGACCTACCTGGGCCAGGAGGCCCGGATCGTCCAGATCGGCACCACCGGCACCGGGCGGCGGCTGTACGCCCTGAAGACCTGCGCAACGCAGCCGATCGCCACCGCCTGGGACGACGCGGACGCCCTGCGGCGCTACGCGACAAAGAACTACCTCAACCTCCGGAACGAAGGGAACTGAACCATGCCACGCAAACCACGCACCACGACCGAGACGACCCTGACGACGATCGCCCAGAGCACGCTGGGGATCGAGACGCTCGAAACCCGCCGCAGCGACCAGCTCGACTTCCACGAGGTGGCGGTCTGGTCCCTCCGCGAAGCGCTCGAAGCCGCCTACGAGGCGGGCCGCCAGGCGGCCAGCCAGGCGGAGGCCACCACGCCGCCCTGGGCGAACGTGATCAAGGCCAGCCCCAGCGCCACGCGACTTTGGAAGGTCGCCAAGATCAGCCGGGGCGGCCGGCTGTACGCGTTGATCGTCAAGGCCAACACCCGCCAGGCCGCGATCGATGTGGTCGCCGGCCGGGGCAAGACGATCGACTGCTTCGAGATCAACGAGACAGGGGCGGTCATCGGGTAACGCAAACGACCCCCCGCCGGCCCGGGCGGCCGCGGGATCTTCGGGGCCGATGGCCCCACAGGCCTGGCCAGCCGGAACACGGCCGAAGGAGAACAGGCGATGAAGAAGAACGAGGTCCGAGTTGGCGCGACGTACCTGGCCAAGATCAGCAACAAGGTGGTGGCGGTCCGCATCGATAGCGAGCACCCGCGGGGCGGCTGGAACGCGATCAACACCGCCACCACAAAGAAGGTCCATATCAAGAGCGCCCAGGCCCTCCGCGGCGAGGCGCCCGCCGACGGCGCAAACGCCGCCACCGTGGCGGCCGCACCTGCCGAGGCGACCACCGATACGGGGTCGGCCCCGGTCGCGGCCCAGCCGGCCACGAAACGCGAACGTCGGGCCAACACGGGCGGCGACGGTACTGCCAAGCCGCTGGGGATCGTGGGTGCCGCCGTCCGAATCCTCGAAGACCACCAGAACCAGACGCCTCTCAATTGCAACGAGATGGTGGCCGAGATGCAGACCAAGGGCTACTGGCAGCCCCGCAAGGGCGGCAAGACGCCGGCCAACACCCTGTACTCCGCGATCCTGCGGGAGATCAACACCAAGGCCGAGGCCAGCCGCTTCCGCAAGACCGAGCGCGGAAAGTTCCTGCTCAGCAACGCCTGACGCCAACGGCATATCTTCAGCCCTCCCGACACCCCGGCCTCGACCGGGGTTCTCTTCGGCCAGGACTCCCCACTGGTCTGGCCCAGAACGAACGGATACACTGTGTGTATACGAGCATTGGAGGTGGATTCGATGCGCAAGACCCTGATCAAGCACGGCAACAGCTATGCTCTGGTGATCGACAAGCCGATTCTGGAGCTGCTCCAGGTGACGCCGGACACGCCGTTGGAACTGACAACCAACGGCGACTGCTTGGTGGTTTCGCCCGTGCGGGACAAGGCCCGGCAGCAGCGTCTGGACAAGGCCCTGGAGAAGATCAATCGGAAGTTCGGGCACGCCCTCAAACGCCTTGCCGACTGAGCCTTGCACAGCCCGCCTGGTAAAGACCTCTTGACTAGGGGCCGATACTAGGTAAGACTGATTTACTAGCGAACACGCTTGGTGAAGGAGGCTTGACCGGCGATGGCACGTGTCACAGGTACCTATCAAGTCACTGCGGCGGGCGGCGAGAAGGTCCGCGCCTTCCTGCCGTATCCGCTGCCGCCCAAGGACCCGCCGCTCGTGCTCGACGCATCCCTGGAGCGCCTGCTGGCGCAGGCGACCGCCTCGCTCGGTCGCTTGGCCGTTGCCGGCATGATGGTGCCCAGCGCAGACTGGTTCCTCTACGGCTTCGTCCGCAAGGAGGCCGTGATCACCTCGCAGATCGAGGGCACCCAGGCCACCCTCCAGGACGTACTGACCTACGAGGCCACCCACAAGACCGACCGTCCCGACGACGTCCAGGAGGTCTGCAACTACGTCGAGGCCCTCTCGTACGCTCGGCGGGAACTCGCCCGTCCCAAGGGGCTGCCCCTGAGTACGCGTCTGCTGTGCGAGGTCCACAAGCGCCTGATGAAGGGTGCCCGCGGCGCCGACAAGCAGCCCGGCCAGGTCCGCCGCTCGCAGAACTGGATCGGCGGGACCCGACCCGGCAACGCCCGGTTCGTCCCGCCGCCCCCGGAGGCCGTACCGCAGGCGCTGGGGGCACTGGACCGATGGATCCACGCCAAGGACCCGCTGCCGCCCTTGGTACGCGCTGGGCTGGCGCACGTGCAGTTCGAGACGATCCATCCGTTCCTCGATGGCAACGGCCGGATCGGTCGCCTCCTGATCGCCTTGCTCGTGGAGCACTGGGGCCTGCTGACCAGCCCACTGCTGTACCTGAGCCTGGCCTTCAAACGCCACCAGGCCGAGTACTACGAGCGGCTGGCGTCGGTACGCATACAAGGCGACTGGGAAGGCTGGACGACCTTCTACCTGGAGTGTGTCCGGGAAGCTGCCGAGGACGGCGTGACCGCCGCACAGCGCATCTTCGCGCAGCTGGGCAAAGACCGGCAGGCGATCCTGGGCTACGCCCGGGTCACACTGCCGGCCATCCGCCTCTTCGATGCACTGCCCACGCACCCGATCGTCACACTGGCTGGAGCCATGAAGATCCTGGCCACCAGCAAGCCGACCGCCATCAAGGCGATGGATGTGCTGCAGAAGACCGGTATCCTCCGCGAGAGGACCGGCAAGCTGCGAGATCGTGTGTATGGGTATCATGGCTACCTCCAGGTTCTGACGGCGGACACGGAGTGACTCAGTTGGCCGCCGCCGCGAGGATCCGCTCGGCCTTTCGCCCCGTGAACTCTGTCCAGCGTTGGACGATCACGTCGCAGTACGGCGGATCGATCTCCATCAGGAACGCGCGCCGCCCCGTTTGCTCGCAGCCCATCAGCGTCGAGCCGCTGCCGCCGAACAGATCGAGCACGTTCTCACCCGGCAGCGAGGAATACTGGATCGCCCGCACCGCCAGCTCGACAGGTTTCTCGGTTAGATGTACCATGCTCTGCGGGTTTACTTTTTTTACATGCCATAAATCTGTAACATTGTTCGGGCCGTAGAATTTGTGGCCTGCGCCCTCTTTCCAGCCGTAGAACGCGATCTCAAAGGCGCCCATGAAATCCTTCCTCGTGAGCACCGGATGCTGCTTGTCCCACACGATTCCCTGGCTGAAGTACAGCCCCGCGCGCTTCAGCGGCGCCGGGTAGTTGCCGAGGTTGGCGTAGCCGCCCCACACGTAGAACGAGCCGCCGGGCTTGAGCACCCGCGAGGCGTTTCCGAACCACGCGTCGAGCATCTCGTCGAAGGCCTCCGGTGTGACGAAGTCATTCTCCAGGGGCCGATCCTTGGCGCGCATCTTCTTGTGCGTGGCCTTGGACTTCTCCGGATGGCGGGCCAGGTCCAGGCCCTGGTGGTGGGTGTTGGTGAAGCTCGACAGGCCGGCCGCGATGGCGTTGTTGCTGCGCGGTTCCACTTTCACGTTATACGGCGGGTCCATGTTTACGAGATGGATTGTCGCGCTATCCAGAAGCCTGTCGAGATCGGCCGCGCTGGAACTGTCGCCGCACATGAGCCGGTGGTTGCCCAGCAGCCAGATGTCCCCGCGCTGTGTAATCGCCTCATCCGGCGGCTCGGGGATCGAATCCGGATCGGTCAGGCCCTGCTGCAGGTCGCCCACCAGCAGCTTGGCCAGATCCTCGTCGTCGAAACCCAGCATGTGCAGGTCGACACCCGCGCCCTTCAGCTCGCTCAGCTCGATCGGCAGGATGTCCAGGTCCCAATCCGCCAGCTCGCCCGTCTTGTTATCCGCAATGCGATAGGCGCGAATCTGCTCAGCGGTCAGGTCCCCGGCTACGTGCACCGGGACCCGCGTCAGCCCCATCTTCTTCGCGGCCTTCCAGCGGGTATGGCCGGCGACGATTACGTCGTCGCCATCTACCACGATGGGCTGCCTGAAACCGAACTGCTCCAGACTGGCCGCCACCGCGTCCACTGCCTGGTCATTCAGGCGGGGATTCCGGTCGTACGGCTTGATGTTGTCGATGTCGCGGATCTCGATCTCGAACGTCGTGCTACTCATTCATGCACCTCCCTGTGCTCTGCTTGCGGTCCTCTGGTTGCGGCGGCGCCGCAACAAACTCTCTATCCCAAGGTGCCCGTTCCCGCCGCCATCAACGGCCACGGCGGCCGGAAGTACCTATTCATGTCGAGTCGGGAATGGATTACTTCCATTCATGCCTTGTCGGGAACGAAAGCGGCTGGCTCACGTTTCACCTTTCACCCCCCCCTCGCGAAAACACGCCCAAACGGGCTAAAAACGGCGCGCGAGGGGGTGGGGGTGAAACGTGGGGAAAGAGGTATATATAAAGATGTAATATATATCTCTCTATCATACTTACGTCTCCTATCTCAATTCACCCGAGGGGGGTGAAACGTGGGGAATTGTGAGCCGTTTTTGGCCCAGAAAACTCCGACAGCACGTACCTCAATTCACCTTGGGGGGTCACAGTTCACCCCCTGTCTCCAGCAGCCGGTAGTGCTTGGCGTGGGTTCCCGCGCGCGGCATGAGGAGCGTCTCGACCTCTCCACGCTGCTCCAGCGTGGTGATCAGCTCGGCGAAGGTTCGTGCGTCCACCTTCATCCGCTTCAGAAGCAGGCTGTGGGTCATCTGCTGAGCTGGCGCCTCGAGCAGCTTCTGCTTCACTTTCAGGCACTCCGCCTGGAACGGGTTCTCTGCCACGTGGTTGGCAGCCATGTACAGCATGCGGCGGGTTTGGTGCATGACGAACTCGACGGCCCATACCACTGCGGGCTTGCCGATCTTGGGGGACAGGTGGTCCTGGCTGATGGCGTGCAGCAGCGCTAACTTGCGCACCTGCTCGCTGACACGGCCCCAGACGGTTGTGCCGACGGGATCGCTGGCGGCCTCCGCCTTGGCATATTCGCCATCCGCCTGTTGCCGCGCCTCCGCAAGCATGCACCGGGCATCGTCGGTCTGCTCGACGATCGTCGGGATGGGGTGCCAGCTCTGCAGATTGCCTGTGCCCGGCCGGTAGTCTGCCCACCATTTGGCTGTGGCGAGCACGCGGGCGGGCAGGTCGCAGATGCGAGGCTCCTGTCCCTCGGACCGCCTGCCAGCCTCCAGGATCATCATGCGGGCAAAGAAGCCGTTGGTGAGCATCCTTTCCGACAGCGCCTCGTAGTAGTGGTTAGGGATCGCGGTGCCGAAGATGACCAGGTTCGGCTGGTCGATGACGCCGGCGGCATCCTTGCCGGCCTTGCGGCGCATGGGGAACACGCTGTTGGCCGACGAGTACATCGTCAGCAGCGTGGTCATGATGGTCTCGTGCCTGGCGTCCTTCGCCTTGTTAATCGTCTGGAGCATGCCATCTATTTCATCCGTCTGAAACAGCATGCACGGGCTCAGGTACAAGGCGTCCTGCATGCCCTCGCCGCTGGCGAAGCGATCGCCGAGGCATTCGGCCATGCCGATCTCGTGGAGGATTCGCGTGTTGACCTTCCGGGGCCAGTCCTTGCCGGCAGCGGAGTGTGCCAAGCCGAGCAGGTACAGGTTCGTGCGGTTGTCACCGGGATCTCGGACCTTGCGGCCGGCCAGGAACGCCTGCAGTGACAGGGCGCCACAGAAGGCCATCACGAGGTTCGGATAGGGCGCGGTTTGCATGCAGTAGTCCATGACCTCGCCGACGAACCCGGGGATGCGGAGCAATTCCTCCGGCAGCGGGCCGGGGTCCTGGGCCCTTGGCTTTTCCTCCGGCACTTCGTCGTACCCGGGGCAGAAGGCGGACAGGTCCACGTCCGTATCGGCCGGTGGATCCTCGCCGAAACCATGCATGCGCAGCGTGGCTGCCGCGGCGGCGAAGTCCCCATTGTGTTCCAGATGGGCGTACACGCCGAACGGGCTGTAGCCGCGGTTGGCCTCGAAGGGGGCGGCATTGGAGCTGAACACGTAGAAGACCCCATCCTTGAGCGTCGCGGACGAGCCAGCGGTCTTGCCCGGCCGGCGCCAATATTCGTTTTCGCCAGACCGTACCAGGCTCCAGCCGTGGGCCTCGAGCAAACCGCGTACGTCGCCCCGTGTGTTGAAATCGTCGCCGGGGCGAGCCGTGGTCGGGAGGCCCGGCCCCGTTGCAACGTGGGCCAAACGTTGGCCGTTTTTCGGGCCATCCACGACGTCGGGTACGTACTCATTGAGCGACCAGGCCGCATCCAGCAGCAGGTCTCGCTCCGCCTCGCTGATTACTGGCAGGCTGGCGAGGTCGCCTTGGTAGAGCTCGTAGCCAGGCGACGGGGCACACAGGAAGATGCCGCCTTCGCCACGGGTCTCGATCAGCGTCAGGATGGCGTACCAGCCGCCATGGGCATCCCTGGCTGGCTTGTACGTCTTGCCGTACAGGACGACCGGATCGCTCGAAGGGACAGTCACCTTGCGCCGGGCCAGGACGGTATTGCCGCAGATGTCCGTCCGGCAGCGGTAGACCACGTGCCAGCCGGCCGAGGGGGTGGACTCGATCACCAGCCGCTCGAGCAGCCCCGGCGCCGCCTGCTGGATGAGCTGGCACCAAGCCTCGAAGACGGCGCCGCTGCAGTCGAAGTCCAGCATCTCGGTTCTGCCAGAGATCTGGCCGGCCACGATGCACAGCGCATCCTGCGGGTTGGCGAACCACGCCTCGATCTCCGTGCGCGACGGCAGGCGCGACTGGTACTGGTCCCAGCTCGGCACCGCGGGGCGCTTGGACTTCAGGCGCGCGGGCAAGACGGCCAGGCCGCTGGCCAGGTAGGCGAGGGCTGTATGCTTCATGTCGCCACTGCTCACTGGTAAGTGCCCTCGCAGAAAAGACAATGCGGCTCTCCCGGCATGCGACCTGCCGTGTTATGATCTCCATCGCTGCATGCCGATCCGAGGGAACAGCAATGCTTGGCAAGAACGAGATGGAAAATCGCTACGGTCCACAGCCCAACGACGCATCGCCGTTCATGCGCAAGTGCCGGCTGCTGCAGAGCTGGTACCGCGTCGAGGTCCTGCGCGAGCCCGCTTGCGGCCCCTGGCGTCCCGGCGGACGGATCGTGGGCAGCACGCTCGTCAACGGAGAGACTAGCGGCAGCAACTTCCTGGGGGCCGCCGCGTTTGCCTACGCCAAAGAGAAGGTGGCAGAGAAGGCCAGTAACCCCGACCTGACGATCGACGAGCATCGGCTGTTCAACAACATGCTTTCCAGCCACCCGATGTGCTTCAACCTGTTCGCCGATCTCCGGGCTGGGGTCCAGCGATGCTGCACGAATGCCACGGCGGTGCTGCGAGCCGTCTTCCCGGAGTCCAGTATTGTGCAGGTTGCCTCGGTGGAAGTGGAGATGGTGCCCAGGCCCACCAGCCAGTACATCGACGACAAGACCGGCTTCGATGCGGCAGTGCTCTTCACCGATGGCCAAGGCAGGCCGGGCTTGGCATCCATAGAGACAAAATACACCGACAAGCTGGGCAACAACACTGCCACCAAACAGGATCGCAAGTTTCATCTGGCCGATGATCTGGGCCTGCTCACGCCCGAGGGCTGCCGTTGGTACGCCACCCAGGGCTTCGACCAGGTGGCCCGCAATCTCCTGCTGACGCTGGCGTATGCCAGGAGACACGGCCTGCACAGCGCGATCAACTACGTATTGGCGCCGCAGGAGGATCAGGAGTCCCAGGCAGTGGTCGCAACCCTGCAGGCCCGGCTGGCAGAGGCTTTCAGCCACCGCATCGTGTGGCTGCCGCTGGAGATGGTGGTCCAGCGGGGCCTGGCGGTCGCCGATGCCCCCCTGGCGGAGCATCTGCGCCAGTTCCACCGTCGATACTTGGCGTTTGACCAGATCCGTCATCTGCTTGTCCATCGCTAGAACGGGATGTCCTCCTCCGGAAGCCAGGTGGCAGGCTGCATCCGGTCCTCTTCTTGCTCGCCACCTGGCGTGAACACCTCTGGCTCAGGTACCGGCCCGAGCTCGTGGGCCACGATGCGGTCATACTGCTCGCCAGCGACGGAGCGGACCGTGATGGCGGTGGTGCTGGCAATCCCGCCGCTCTCGCAGATGGCCACGGCCTGCTCGACGGTCTCGGGGACGGGCTCCTTGGAACGCTTCCGCCACCAGGCCTCGGCCTTCTGTCGGGCGAAGCCTTCGTGTTCGAAGCAGACCCACTCGCTGCGGCGGTCACTGAAGCTGACCTCGTAGTCCACCCGCATGGTGGGTGGATGCTCCGGACCGGCATTGCGCTTGTAGTGGACGCCATAGCGAACCTGCTGCACTTCGTAGCGAGTGTCCGTGACCTCCCCCGAGAGCACGCCGGCGTCCGACGCATGGCGATCGTGCTTCTGCCGCTCCGGCTCCGGGAATTGGTAGCCGCACTCGGGGCAAAGCGAGTAGGCGGCATGGACCACCGAGTGGCACTGTGGACATTCTTTCGCGGGCGCATCGCCACCCAGGCCGCTACGCGGCTTGACCTGCAGCGCATCGACGGGACCGTGCCGCAGGATGTTGCCGCCGAAGTCCAACACGAGGCAGTCCTTCTTGCCCGAGTGCAACCGGAAGCCACGACCGACCATCTGGTAGTACAGGCCGGGCGAATTCGTGGGCCGCAGCAGCACAACGCAGTCGATGTTGGGCGCGTCGAACCCGGTGGTCAGCACGTTGACGTTGACCAGGTACTTGAGCTTGCCTTCGCGGAAGCGGTTCAGCGTGTCTATGCGTTCAAATGGCAACGTTTCGCCGCAGACGAATCCACATTCGTGTCCCATCCCGCCCAGCACACGCTGCACGTGCAACGCGTGCTGCACACCAGCGGTGAAGATCAGGCAACTGTGCCGATCCTGTGTCTGCTCGACGATCTCGCGGCAGGCGGAAACCACCAGCGAGTCGGTGTCCATGAGCTGCTCGACCTCGCCAGCGATGAACTCCCCGCCGCGCAGGTGCAGGCCCGACATGTCCACCTTGCGGACGCCCGCCTTGCTGCGCAGCGGGCAGAGGTAGCCCTGGACGATCAGCTCGCGGACGCCAACCTCGTAGCAGACGTGGTTCAGCAGATTCTCCGGCCCGCAAATCGTCCCGGTGCTCATTCTGTAGGGTGTGGCTGTCAGGCCCACCAGTCGCACGTGGGGATTGACGACCCTCGCCTCGGACAGAAAACTGCGGTACATGCCCTCGCCATCGGGCGGGAGCATATGACATTCGTCCAGAAGGATGATGTCGAAACGGTCCATCTCCGCCGCTCGGCGAAAGACGCTCTGGATGCCCGCCACGATGATGGAATGTTCGGTGTCGCGCTTCCGCAGGCCGGCCGAGTACACGCCCACCTGCATCCAAAGGTCCGGGGCCATGGTGTGGAGCTTCTCGACCGCCTGCTCGAGCAGCTCCTTTACATGCGCCAAGATCAAGACCCGGCCGCCCCAGCGCTGCACGGCGTCGCGGCAGATGGTGGCCATCACCGGGGTCTTGCCGCCCGCCGTAGGGATCACCACGCAGGGATTGTCATCCCGGGTGCGCAGGTGCTCATAGACGGCCTGCACGGCTTCTTGCTGGTAGGGTCGTAACATCATGTGTGGTTGTTGGTTCTCAATCAGTACCGTAGCATGACAACTGCGGGTGGTCCGACTCGAACGGATCACGGGCCTCTACCCACACCCGCACAACGCCGCGCCAGCCTACGATCTGGCGGCTACTGCCGAGGCGTCATCGGCGAAGCTGCATCAGCTCTGCACCTCCGTGCCATCCGGCAGGATGCAGCGGCCATCCAGGATCGGGATCGTGTAGAGGGTGTCGCTCCGCCGACCCAGGTAGCCCAGGATGAAGGCGTTGACCCACTCGACAGGCCGGCCCGTGCCATACAGCGGGATCGGCTTGCACAAGCAGCCGGCGCTGCGGGCTTGAACGATCTTCCCGGCCGACCAGATGTTCTGGATGATGCTGGCGTCGGCCCTATGAGTGTGACCGTGGATGACGCTCTTGCCCTGGCTGATCTGCAGGTGCGCCTTCGTGGCGTGGCGGGCATACGACCAGCCATGTACAGCGATCACCCGGCTGTTGAGTGCGTAGTGCGGATAGCGTCCACTGACGGCCCCATAGGGGACATACGTGAAGGCGCTGCGGCCCTTGGTCAGTTGCACCCTTGGGGCTAGCATCGAGTAGGCTCCACGGCCCTCGGCGGTTGCCGCCGCCCAGCGGTCCAGGCGGTACTCGTGATTGCCCTCGACCATCACCAGTCGACCGCAGGATGCCTGCAGTCGGTCCAAGAGGGTGTTGGCCTGCTTCAGATCGTCGACGTAATCGGACTCCGGCGTCCCGTACGTCGGTGGGTGCGTGGAGAACTGCCCGCAGTCGAGCAGATCCCCCAGGCACACCACCAGGTCCGGCCGAAGCCGATCCGCCACGCGCCGCAGGATCTCCACCGCCTCGATGTTCTGATGTGGTACGTGCACGTCGCCGAAGGCCAGGAATGTCTTGCTACCTTGTTTGGCCATCATTCGTCTCCGGCGACCATGGCCGCTGTTCTGGCGTATCCGGCGATGTCCACGAGGTTGTCCCGCTTGTGCTGGTGCGTCTGGCGGGCCAGCTTGACGGCGATCATGCACAGCGGCACATCGCTGGGTCCGACCGCCTCCCCCTCGCGCAGCTTGCCGCGGAGGATCCCCGTCCACATCAGGGCTGTGCGGGCAAAGTCCTCACGCGGATGTCCGTAGCTGCTCTGGCGGGCACCATCGGTAATCCGCAGGGCCTCCGACAGCACCGACTCGTCCACCGCGTCGTCGGCCCGGGCGATCTGTACCACAGCGCCCGGCGCATCCCCCAGCGGCAGCAACGTCACGGCGTCCAGGACGTCCAGGCCCATCTCGTGTGCGAGCAGGGACTCGACTCGGGCGCCGCGGGAGTTCCGCCAGCCAGGCAGCAGGGCAATCGCGTCGCACATCGCCAGGAGCATCACGTCGGCCCGCATGTACAGTTCGCGCGGCAGGTCCGTGCGGCCGCCGAAGTTCTCGGCCGGGTTGACCACTCGCCACCCCAGCGCCCGCAGCCGCCTGGCCGCCGCGTTGAACGCGGGGAAGTTGTGTCCCGGCATGCCCGTCATCGGTCCCGATATGTACACTCGCTTCCTCATCAATCGCTCTCCAAATACAGTTCGTCTTGTCGCCCATCTCTCATGCCGCTCGTCAGAAGGGGCACCCAGTGGCGGGCCATATGCGCAGCCCGCCGCCGGTGCCAAGGCCGCTCAGCCCCGGATCTCCTCCGGTAAGGGGTAGATCTCCGTCTGGCAGGAGCGGATAACCGACAGGGTCTTGCCCGCCAGGAACGCCTGCAGCGCCCGCTCGACCTTGCCGTATTGCTCGCGCAGGTTGGACAGGGTGTCGCTGCGGTCCAGACGGGACAGGTAATCCCGCAGCAGGATGACGTTGCCCTCGATCGGGTCGGAGGCCATGCCACTGCGGAGCACCTCGCAGAAGCGACGCAGCCGATCGATGTCCACCGAGTACCAGGCACGAGCCACCACTGCCCGGGTGATGGACGACCCCACGCCCTTGACGCGGTTGGTTGTCAGGTTGCCGACGGCGAAGTCCACGGCGGGCTTGTGCCTGGCCAGCAGATCCATCTCCTGGTAGAAGGGGATCTTCCGGTCCGCCCCCAGTCCGCGGACCATCGCCCGCAGTGTTGCCAACTGGCCACTGCTGACGCCCTGAGGGTAACGGCCGCTGAGGCTCATGCGCTCGGCGGCCTTGCGTACCTTGCCGCCGCCAACGTACTCGATGCAGTCCACTGGCGTATTGCGCGTGACACTCATCGGGACCGTGCAGCCCGACATGACGACCGCCCACAACCGGTGCTGGCCGTCCTGCAAGACGCCGTTGACATCGAAGGCGATGCTCTCGTGGGTGAGTTTCCAGCGGCCAGCCCTCATCTCGGCCGCCAGGTAGTCCACGTGTTTCTGGTCCAAGGGGCGGTTGCGGGTGTTGAACTCCAGCATCTCGATGGCCTGGTCCGGGCCAATGTCCATCACGACGCTGCGCATCTGCTTGGCGACAAGACTCTGATCGATGGCGATCATGGCTACTTCCTTTCGTTCAAGAGGGACAGAATGGTCTCGATCATGGAACGCAGGTACGCCGGCTCGCAGTTGGACACGAGCGTTCTTCCCGCGGCGTCGGGATTGTTTAGCGGGATGGAGATGTTCAGCGTCGGGATCAGCTCCGCCGGCTTGCGGAACGGCACCGCGGCGTCCTTGGAGATCCCGCCGACCTTCTTCGTCTTTTTGGCGGAGCCTATCTTCCCGGTCTTCATGGGGTAGGTCGTACCGTTGCGGGTTACGACACGCGCAGGCGGATCGTCAGCGACATCCTTGCTGTCTATCTTGCAAACTTTGCAAGATACGCCTGTGCGTTCGTCGGAGCGGGGGTGGATTTCGGCGGCCGCCTCCAGCTTCTCGCGGTACTTGGCGACCATGGTGTGGCTTACCCCGACATGCCGAGCGATCTCGCTATCGCCCCTCTCACCCTGGCAGTGCCTCAAGGCAGCTTTGACCGCGCGGATCTTGTCGTCATTGGTCCGTCGCAGGCCGTGGGACTTGTTGACGGAGAAGCTGTACCACTGCGCATCCGACAGCGTGCCAGGCCGCACATCGCAGGCGATGCGATCGAGGCCAAGTTGCCGGACGGCTGCCACACGATGGAAACCATCTGCAAGCCAGTGCTCCTTGCCGTCGTAGAAGACCGTCACTGGCGGGAAGGTGGCCCCTTCGCGCATTGCCTCGAGGTATTCGGTGACCGTGGCCTCATGGATCTTGGTCCGCGGCTGAGTGCCGCCGTCGCAGCGGATCTGTTTCAGTTCAAGTTGCATGCCGAGATCGCCTCCTTGCTAAGCAGGGTCTGTCTGCAGAGCGGGCAGCAGTGCAGGGGCAGTTCCTCGACCACCACAACGACCCGCCCGCCGTCTACCGGCTCGTGCCGCACGGCCACAAGCACATCGATCTGACTGTCGTCCTTGTAGACCCCCGCGTGCTGGAGCGCATCGAGGGTCGGTTTCTGGAGGTTGTCCAGGTCGCGGCGCCGCCGGTCCGGCGGAAAGGCTTCCAGGCATAGCGCAATCCGGCCGCCCGCGGGAGGCTTGCGCGGTCCGTTACCAACCAGCAGGGCGCAGACTTCCCGGCGGAATGTACGCCCTTCACGGCTGATCAAGGTACGCGGCCCAACACGCCTGTAGTAATGGTTGGCGGAGGGCGGGTATCCCAACGTGATCTGCCAGCCCGGATCAGTCATGGTTGCCCCGCAGTGCCTGGTCCAAGGCGTTCTTGAGATCCTCCACCGCCCTGACCAATGCCGCACGTGACATCTCGGACAGCGGCATGTTCACCAGCATGGCCAACCGATGCAGAATGCCGTTGATGGATGGATGGCGCTCCAGGCCGCCAGGCGACTCAGCAACGTGGCTCTCCCCCATGCGAGGCCGGTCAGTGGGTCTGGTCGTGGGAGTGCCGTTGCGGCGATTCGGACGTGCGCGTCTGCCGATGTTGGCAGTGTTGATGACGTGCCCGTCTCGGCTGATGCGATTGCCCGAGGAGGCCAGGTTCTCTTTGGCAGCCAGCTCGGCCCGCGCCACGCCAACCAGCCCGTGGCTGACACCCACGTGCTCAGCAATAGCCCTGTCGCTTTGATTCGGTCGCAGCCGCAGAGCCGCAACGACGGCTCTGTGCTTGTCGGCATTCGTCCGCCTCAGCCCATGCGTCCGGTTTGCGCTGGTGGCAAACCAGCGAGCGTCCTCGAGGCTGCCACTGCGGACCTCCACCCGGATCATCGTTGTGCCGGCCTTCCGGGCCGCGTGGTACCGGTGAAACCCATCTGTAAGCCAGTAATGGGTACCATCGTAGTGGACCGTGACCGGCGGGAGTTCGTCGAGTCGCTCGGCATATTCGGCAATCACATCGCTGCTGATCGCCACGCGGGTATGTGTGTCGCCGTCGATGCGTATCGAGTCCAATGGCATCTTGTGCGTGTTCATACAGGGATCTCCTTGTGCACGACCTATCGCTTCCACGGCGGGGTGCTGCTGGCCTGTCCGGTCCCGCTGCCAGCGTTGCTTGCGGGCGCAGCGCCGGCCGAGGCCTTCGGCTCGAACCCCTTGACCTCGTTGATCAGGTCGCCGGTCTGTTCGTTCTTTTTGACCTTGACCGTGATCACCAGCGGCACGTTGTGCAGGTCGACGCTGTCACGCGGCTGCAGCACGCCGATCGCCCGGCAGATGGCGGAGAGCTGGCTGCGGGCGATCCGCACCGTCTCTTGGTTCGAGTGGTTCAGGCACAGCCGCGCCCAGACCAGCCGGTCCTTGTACTTGCCCTCCAGCACCGTGAAGGTCAGCTGCAAGTAGCTGGCGTTGCCGGTCTTGGTCGGCTTCATCTCCGAGGACGTGACCGCCGCCAGGTACTTGCCCGCGGGGATTGGATCGAAGGTGGTGGACGGTTCGACTTCGTTCGCGTTGAACCCGTTCAGGTTCGCCATATCAGTTCTCCTGTGACTGGTTGGTGGTGACCATTGCGTTCATGAGGGCCTGCCACGAGAGCGGGAGTTCCGCCGGCAGGCCGTAGCGGTTCTTGGCGACGCATGCCGGGCTGCCGACACAGCGGAGGACGCGCTCGCCGCCATCGGTACCGAGGCCGGCAGCGATGGTGCGGGTCTTGTTGAAGCCGGCGTCCTCGGTCTTGGTGATGACCTTCCGCGTGGCGAACAGGACAGCGTCGGCCCACTCGTTGATCAGGGCGGTGGCGTGCTTGTGCAGACGGGGACTGTAGCGGTCGTAGGCAGACTGCTCGGGATCTTCGAACTTCTCCACCTTGGCGTGGGCCAGCAGCACGATGCACATGTGCCGCTGGTTACGCAGGGTGTTCAGGTCGTTGAGGATGCTGCGCCAGGGGGTGAGGGCGTGCGTGTAGCCGCGGGCGTAGCCGCCATCAACCTTCTCGATGCTCGACACGCCGTACTGCTCGCACATGGCATCCCAGATCAGCCGCTCGAGCCAGTCGAGCGAGTCCACAACCACCGACTCGTACTCGTGCTCCTCGTGGATCAGGGCCTGCAGGGCGTTCTGCACGTCGGTGAACGTCGTCGCCAGGGGGAACGAGGCGCACTCGATCTGGTCCAAACCGTCTTCCGTGGGGACAAAGATCGGCTTGGGCGCCTGCGATGCTGTGGTGCTCTTGCCGATCCCCTCGGTGCCGTAGATCACAAACCGAGGCGGTGAGTGTCGCCGGCCTACATGGATCTGCTGCAACATGCTCATGAACTGGTTCTCCTGTTCTGGTGCGTCCACAGGCAGGCGCGGGAGTCGAACCCGCAGCGCAAGGTGGAACAGCCTCGCGCACGCCGGTCCTGCCAAAAAAACGCCCGGGCCGCCGGAATCGGTGGGAAGGCATCCATGCCAGCTGGCACGTCCCTGCCAGGCCCGGGCGTTGGAGGGGCTATGCGACATTGAGCAGGCGGACCGTCTCGAAGCCGGTTGGCCAGGAGTCGTCGCGCAGGCAGTTGCGGAGCCGGCGGATGGCGGCCTCGACCTCCTGCCGCGCGGCCGTCAGGGCATCCTCGGTCATTTGCCAGACGCCGCAGCGGAACGGCTCGCGCTTCTCGACGGCAATGATGTGCACCGGGACGAACAGGCCATCGAGCGCCTTGGCCAGCACGGCTTGGTAGAAGGCCAACTGGTACGGGTAGCCGAAGCGGCGGGCATCCGCTTCGAACCAGGTGAGATCGTCGCAGGTCTTCAGGTCCACCAGGCCGCGGTGCGGATGGACCCAGTCCAGCCGGGCCTGACAGGGCATGCCGCAGTAGTCCGCGCGGACGACACCCTCGACCTTGCCTTCCTGCAGCAAATCGATGGCGGCGTCGTTCATCCCCACGCCGCTGGCCATCTGCTCGATCAGGTCCACCTGCTCCTGGGTCAGCACCGGCTTGCCCTGGGCGGCGGCCCACTCGGCGAAGGCCTTGGTCGCCTGGCCGAACGGCCGGCCGGTCGTCGGGTTGATGGGGCCGCCGAAGGCGAACTGCTGGCGGTACTCGGCCTGGCCTTCCAGGATGCGCACGTGGGCGGCGCGGCCGACGAAGTAGGCCTGCGAGTCGCGGTCGTAGATCAGCCCCATCCGCTTCTTGTGGTACAGCCACGGGCACTTCATGAAGTCCAGCAGTTGGTGGCTGGTCAGATGGTCTTTGGCTGCGGCGTGGTATATCTCCGCCGGCTCGAACTCAAGTGGGGCCGTTAGGTCTGAGGTTACCATCCGTTGCACTCCGTACTGGGCAACCATGTGAGACTCGGGTTGCCGGTGATCCTGCAAAGCCGTTCTGCGCCATTCCGGACCTGCCCCGCCTTGCGCAGCTCTGGCAGCCGCCGCGAAGGCACGTGACGCTTCAAGCCAGCAGCCACGGCAACTTCCGCAGCCGTGATGCCAGGGGCCTTCCATACCTCCAGCAGACAGCGTCTTCGCTGACTGATGGCCCGGCCGCTGCGGCGGACTGACTCATCCGACTCGTAGCAATCCGACACGTCCGGTTCCTGGGCAAAGGAATGGCATTGGCAATCTCCCAGATCGCCCATCGCCGGCGACGCTGCCGGTCGATGCCGCGTACACCCTGTTATTTGCCGCTGGGGAGGGAATTTGCTGGGTCAAACGGATGTGAGCCTGCAAACACATATGCGCCACATATGTGCTGAGCGATGCGCCCGTGAGCCTGTAATGTGGCGCATATGCGCCGCATATGAGTTTCCCAGCGCAGCGCACGGACTACATATCTGACCCAGCATTCTGGCGAGCATGGCCCGCACCGCAGCCGGGAGCGTCCCGGCATCAAAGAAAGGCCCAACACGAAAGGTCCGGCCATGTTCAGCAACCACTACACTGGGATCGTCGAAACCGTCATCACCCGCCTCATTACCAGCCGCGCCCGACGTCTGCGGCTGTGCCGTGACGAGCTGGAAGACTTGCAGCAGCAGATCGTCCTGCAACTGCTGGACTTCGTATTCGACGAAGCTCATCCCGCCGGCGCATCGTTGACCACAGCGATCACCGGCCTGATCGACCGGCAGATCAGGTCGTACCTGCGGTCCAAGACCCGCTACCAGAAGCATGTGGCATGTCTTGCCGCGACGCATGAGCAGCTGGTCATGCCGGACAACCTGGACCTGCAAATGGATGTCGCCAAGGCGATGGAAGGCCTGTCGGCCCGGGACCGCGAGATCTGCACCGCACTGGCAGAAGGACTCTCCATCAAGGCCATTGCCCGACAACTGGGCCGGGGTCGCGACACAATCGACCGGGCCATCGGCCGTATTCGCCGCCGGTTCGAAGCGGCCGGGCTGCGGGAGTGGGTCTATCCGGAAGAGGGCGGGACAGCGGGGGAATGCGCATGAAAAAGCCATCCGCAGGGACTGGATTCAGGCCGCGACTTGAGCAAGGGTGTCCACCGTCCAGTGCGGTTCTGCCTCGTTCGCCGGGAACGGCCTGGATCACCGACGAGGCGATCGCGGACACGCGCCAGGTGTGGTCGCCGTATTACGGGCGAGAGCTGACCGACGCCGAGGCGGTCGAGATCCTGGTCAATGTGAGGGACCTCGCAGAAGTGTTAGTCCAAGTCAAGAGGAAGCGATAATGGAGAATTGTGTGATATGGGCGCGAGTCTCATCCAGGGAGCAGCGAGAAGGCTACTCCATTGATGCGCAGATTCGCGTTAACCGCGAGAAGGCCGAGAAGGAAGGTTGGGCCGTTGTCCGGGAGTTCGTTGTCGCCGAGTCCGCCAAGCGGGGGGCCGACCGGCATGCCTTCAACGAGATGTACAAGTGGCTGCGAGCGAACGCCCGCAAACTGAAGATCACGCACCTGCTGTGCCATAAGTTGGACCGGGCCTGCCGCAACATGCGTGATGCGGTGCGGCTGCAGGAACTCGAAGATACCTGCGGCGTCAAGTTGGCCTTCGTCGAGAACCAGTTCGGCCCCGGTGCCGCTGGGGCACTGTCGTTCAACGTGATGGCAGCGGTCGCGCAGTACTACTCGGATAACCTGCGAACCGAGGTGCTCAAGGGCATCGAGGAGAAGGTCCGCCAGGGGTGGGCCCCCGGCACGGCCGCTTACGGCTACGAGAACGTCCAGGGCAACCGGGACGAGCCAATCCAACTGCATCCAGTCAACGCCATTGCTGTCCAGCGGATCTTCGAGCTGTATGCGACCGGGCTGTACACGTTCAAGAACATCGCCGATGTACTGGAGCGGGAGGGATACACCTACCAGCCCAGTTGCCCGCGCTTCCACCGCACGGCCCTGTCCTACATCCTCAACAACCGCTTCTACATCGGCATGGTTGTCTTCCGCGGGCAGACCTACCCGGGCAAGCACCGGCCCATCATCGACCTGGATGTCTTCGAGGGATGCCAGGATCTGCTTAGAGGCAAGAACCGGCGGGTGCGGAAGGCCAATCACTACCTGGCTGGCGGGCTGTTTGTCTGCGGCCACTGTGGCTACGGGATCACGGGCGAGCGGATCGTTCGAAAGATGCGGAGCGGGAAGGTCCACGAGTACGTCTACTATCGCTGCGGCAACCTGGAGCCGGCTCCGGACCATCCGGTGGTTCGCTGGCGGGAAGACCAGCTCGAAGAGGCCATCCAGCGGGATCTGGCCCAACTCCGCATTCCCGACGATGGCCGCCGCGATTGGTTCCGCCGGCACCTTGCGACGGCGTGCTGCGACCAAGCCAGCATGCGTGAGCAGCAGACCCGGCAGGGCCGCAAGCGGCTGGCCGAGCTGGAGCAGATGCACCAGCGACTGCTGGATGGGTACCTGGCCGGGGCGGTGGAGAAGGATCTGTTCACGGCCAAGGCGGCGGAGATTAAGGTGGAGATCGACCATCTGAAGGAACGCTTGGCCGATGCCAAGCTCCCCGACGCAGACGTCGGCGAGCACATCCTGGCGACGTTCGATTTTGCGCAGAACGCCGCCCAAACCTGGGCGGTTTCTGAGAAAGACGACCGACGGAAGATCCTCTGCCGCGTCTTATTGAAACGGTCCCTGAGTGACGTAAGTCTAGTCACCACAAAGAAAAAGCCCTTCGACGTTCTTGTCGAAGGGCCTTTTTCGGGAGAGACTCGGGGCGAGAGGATTTGAACCTCCGACCTCTGCGTCCCGAACGCAGCGCTCTAAACCAGGCTGAGCTACGCCCCGTTACCTCGCTTCAGAAAGCCTATTATGGCCTTTTGCTCGAAAGACGCAAGACTTCAAACGAGGCATGCCCATGGAACTTGCCAGCTCCCTCGGCGTCCAGCATTTATCAGACGCTGGCTTGTGCCGCGGAGTGTTATCGGCTGTTTACACCGCTGCAACTGACTTAACGGCTGGCACCTTCTGCTTCAGTCTCCGCTCGACTCCCAGCGACAGGGTCATCTGTGACCGTGGACAGCCTACGCAGGCGCCATGCAGCCGCACGAATACGTTGCCTTCGCCGTCGATATCGACCAACTCGATGTCGCCCCCATCGTTCTGGATCAGCCCGCGAATCTCGTCGATCACTTCCTGCACCTGCGGCCGAATCTCCGCCGCAATGTCCTGTCCGTCAGGCATAATGCCATTACCTCCATTTGCTTAGGGGAATCACAACACGCGTTTCAGTTCCTGCTTCCGCCGATTATACCCGCCCCTTTGCCAGTTGACAGCCAAATAGCATCGAATCCGTGCCATATGGCAGCCGATCGTACCGGATTTGAAACACGCAACTCCCGACATATCCTGTTCTATGCAACCGACTTGGGCTGTCAAGGTGTGCTTTACCAGTGCCCTTGTCATTCGGCCCTAAAGGAATTACTGTACCGCGAATCCGTCTTGGCACTGTTGTGGACTATCTGGGTCGACAAGGATGGCCAAGGTGACCGGCTGATAAAACCTCCATTTTCATTGCTGACATGAGGAAGAGCACAATGGCGCAGACTGGTAACTCGACATCGGAGTCCACGGCGGGCATTTCGGCCCTTGTTCAGGCCATCGAGGCCAAGGCTGTCAAGCTAGGCAAGTACACCCTCGAGAGCACAACCAAGGCGGAGTCCGGCCACCCGTCCAGCGGGCTGGCGCTGGCTCACCTGGTCGTGTGTCTGATGTACAAGCAGATGCGCTGGGACCCGCAGGATCCCTGGAACCCCAACAACGACCGGCTGGTCCTCTCCGAAGGCCACGCCGTTCCGGTTGTCTACGCCGCCCTGTGCGAGATGGGTGCCGTAGCTGGCAAGAGCAAGAAGGACGCCCGCAAACTCACCCCAGCCGACCTGCCGACTCTCCGCGAGATCGATAGCATGCTGGATGGCCATCCGAACCCGGCCGAGGGCATGCCGTTCTTCGACGCCGCCACCGGGTCGCTTGGCCAGGGGTTGAGCGTCGCCGCCGGCCTGGGCCTCGGCGCCTGCGCCCGCGGGATCGACAAGCGGATCTACTGCGTCATCGGCGACGGCGAGAGTCGCGAGGGGCAGATCTGGGAGGCCGCTGACTTCCTGATCGACAACAAACTCACCAACGTCATCCCGATCTTCAACTGCAACGGCCAGGGTCAGGCCGACTACGTCAGCAAGCAGCAGTCGGCGGACGTGCTGGCGGCGAAGCTGGCTGCGTACGGCTTCGGCATCGAGGTGATCAACGGCAACGATCCGGAGGCGGTCCTGCGTGCGCTTGCCTGTGCGGCTGGCGCGAGCAGCCCGATGGCCATCGTTGCCCGCACGGAAAAGGGCTGGGGCGTCGCGGCCCTGAAGGACCGCAGCAACCACGGCAAGCCGCTGACAGCTGACAAGCTGGCGGCCGCCGAAGCCGACCTCGACGGTGTGCTCGCTAGGCAGAAGATCCCGGCTGAACCGAAGATTGCGATCGCCCCATCAGCCCCGGCGAGTCAGGCGAAGCCGCTGCCCAGTGGGGCCGTCAAGGTCATGCCGTTCGAGCAGGGCATGGACTTCGTCGGGCTGTCGGGTGCCCTTGCCAAGGGGAAGCTGGCGACGCGGCGGGCGTACGGCGCGGCCCTGGCGGCGCTGGGCCAGGCGGACGAGCGGATCGTTGCCCTCGACGGCGATGTCAGCAACTCGACCTTCGCGGAGTTCTTCGCCAAGAAGTTCCCGAAGCGCTTCTTCGAGTGCAAGATCGCTGAGCAGAACATGATCTCCGCCGCGGCCGGCCTGGCCGCCGCCGGGTACATCCCGTTCGCCAGCTCGTTCGCGAAGTTCATCAGTCGCGCCTACGACCAGGTCGAGATGGCGAGCATCAGCCGGGCCAACATCAAGATCGTCGGTTCGCACGCGGGCGTCTCGCTTGGGGCGGACGGGCCGAGCCAGATGGGCCTGGTGGACGTGCCGTTCTTCCGGTCCTTCACGCTTACGGACAATGGCTACGGCCAGCCGGCGTGCGTGTTCTTCCAGCCGTCGGATGCGGTGGGCGCCTATCACTGCACGCAGCTGATGGCCAACTTGGACGGCATGGCGTACATGCGGACCTTCCGGCCGGACACCGCGCTGCTCTACAAGCCGACCGAGACGTTCGAGGTTGGCGGCAGCAAGGTGCTGATCGAGGGCGATGCCCTGACGGTCGTTGCGAATGGCTACATGGTCCATGTGGTCAAGAAGGCCCTGGATATGCTGGCCAAGGACGGCATCAAGTGCACGCTGGTGGACGCCTACTGCTTCCCGATGGATACAGCGCCGCTGCTGGCCGCGGCAAAGAAGACCAGTGGCCTGATCCTGACGGTCGAGGACAATTACGTGGGCGGGCTCTGGTCGGCGGTGGCCGAAGCCGCGGCGGAGCAGGGGGATACCCGCGTGGTCGGTATGACGGTCCGCCGGATCCCCAAGAGCGGTACCCCGGACGACGTGATGAAGTACGTGGGCCTGTCGCCCGAGGACGTGGCTGCGAAGATCAAGACCCTGGTCGGGTAAGTTTCCGATAGGGCTATCAAATTAAGCAGTGTATGGGCACCCGGCGAGGCTCACTTCGCCGGGTGCCGCTTTTTTGGTTGCTCAAGCCACTTGGTCGCAAGCGCTTCGGCATACGGCAGTCTACAGGTCTAACCCTAACAAAAGGCTACCATTTGGGGCGAATGTGTGTATAATAGGGACAGGCCGGAAGGTGTGGCGCCTGTTGTGCCGACCTGCCTCTGGAGGTTATAAGACGCACAATCCCCATCGGTTGCCCCGGGTGAAGTTTTGATAACAGGTTTGGCGACAATACATTTACCGGGCGTGCCGTAAGACGTAAGGAGCTGCAGAGTCAGGTTTGCTATGGCGAAACGCATGAATCAGATAAAAAGCGACCAGTTAACGCTGGATATGCCGGAAGCGGATGAAACCCAGGACGCCGACAAGGGCAGTGGCAAGGCAAAAGCAGCCGCAAAACCTCGGGGCAAACAGGTTCTGGAGGTAGAGGAGCCGAATCTGCTGGGCCTTGCGCCTTCTCCCGGCGGCGCTGCAGAGCGTGGGTTGGGGAAGGCCAGCGCGAGCCCCGCGCAGACCACGGCAGGCGTAGTGGGCGCCAATGGCAACAGCTTGAGCGAGGCCAAGCCAACCCGGCGCAAGGCGGTCGTCGATCACGCGATGGCGATGAGCATGGCGACCAAGCAGCGAGAGATCTCGATCAGCGAGTTCTTCGCGAAGAACCGCCACCTGCTCGGCTTTGACAACAAGCGCAAGGCGCTGCTGACGAGCGTCAAGGAAGCGGTCGACAACAGCCTCGACGCGTGCGAGGAGGCGGGCATCCTGCCGGACATCGAAGTGCAACTCATCGAGGTTTCCGAAGAGCGCTTCCGCGTCTGCGTGCAGGACAACGGGCCGGGCATCGTCATCAAGCAGATCCCAAACGTCTTCGGCAAGCTGCTGTACGGGTCGAAGTTCCACCGGCTCAAGATGAGCCGCGGCCAACAGGGGATCGGCATCAGCGCAGCGGGCATGTACGGCCTGCTGACGACCGGCAAGCCGGTGCGGATCGTCTCGCGGACGGGGGAGAGCCAGCCCGGCTACGAAGTGGAGCTGCGGATCGACACCGCCAAGAACCGCCCCGACATCATCAAGAATGTGCAGATCGACGTTGACTGGCCCCACGGCACGCGAGTCGAGATCGAAATGACCGGCTCGTACAACAAGGGCCGCCAGAGCGTCGACGAATACATGCTGCAGACAGCCATCGCCAACCCGCACGCGCGGTTCGTCTACAAGAACCCGGTGGGCGAGACGTTCACCTACGAGCGGGCGGTGGAGAAGTTGCCGCCGCTGCCGCAGGAGATCAAGCCGCACCCGTACGGCATCGACTTGGGGTTCCTCCTTAAACTCCTGAAGGAAACGCCGGAGAAGCGACTGAGCTCGTTCCTGCAGGAGAACTTCAGCCGTGTGAGCCCGGCGGTCGCCAAGGAGGTCTGCAAGCACGCCAAGCTCAGCGAGTCGGAGAAGCCGCAGGGGCTCTCGCTGCCGCAGGCCGAGGCTCTTTACAAGGGCATGCAGCAGACCAAGATCAAGAATCCGCCGACCGACTGCGTGGCCCCGATCGGCGCCAAGCAGATCCTGGCAGGTCTCCTGCAGGGCGTGAAGGCGGAATTCTACACAGCCATCACGCGCGAGCCGACGGTCTATCGCGGCAACCCGTTCCTGATCGAGGTGGGGTTGGCGTACGGCGGGCAGCTGTCGGGGGAAGATAGCGCGAAGGTGCTGCGGTTCGCCAACCGCGTGCCGCTGCTCTATCAGCAGAGCGCGTGCTCGATCTTCAAGGCGGTGGCCGACACGAACTGGCGCAACTACGAGATGCCGCAGCCGAACGGCGCGCTGCCGGTGGGTCCGCTGATGGTGATGGTCCACATGGCCAGCGTGTGGGTGCCATTTACCAGCGAATCGAAGGAGGCGATCGCGGATTACGACGAGATCGCCAAGGAGATCCGGCTGTGCCTGCAGGAGTGCGGGCGGAAGCTCTCGGGCTACCTTCGCAAGCGCAAGAAGCAGCAGCGCGAGGGCCAGCGTCGCAGCGTGTTCATCCGGTACATCCACGAGGTGGTGGAGGCGGTCGGCAGCATCCGGGAGATCAACAAGGAGTCGTTCCGGGACGACCTGCTGAAGATCGCGCAGAGCCACACGCAGATGGCCGACGTGCAGCTGGATGACGAGGGCCGTCCGATCGCGCCGGAGGAAGTGTCCGCGGAGCCGACGGAGAACGGTATCATCGACGACACGACGATCGTGGTGGCGCAGAACCAGGCGGAGATCCCCGCGGCGGAAGATCCCGACCTGCTGGACCTCGCGGAGGCAGCTGCGGGAGGCGATAAAGGCAAGGGCGGGCCGAAGCGCAAGGCGAGCTAGAACGACAAACGGCGATAACCACAACAACGGCGGCCACGGATGAACACGGAAAAACGCTGATAGAACGACAACGACGATAGGAACGGATGCGGAGCCATGATCCACCTCAAGCACGGAGCCATCACGAAGGAGATCATCGGATTAGCGTTTGAGGTCCACAAGGTGCTGGGCTATGGCTTCCTGGAGAAGGTCTATCAGCGGGCGCTACAGGTGGAACTTCAAGGGCGGGGGCTGCAGGCCGAGACCGAGCACCGGATCTGCGTGAAGTACAAAGGCTCTGTCGTCGGCGACTACGCGGCGGATCTGCTTGTGGAACAGAAGGTGCTTGTGGAACTGAAGGTGGCCAAGGAGTACAACCCGAACGATCAGGCGCAGCTGTTGAACGAACTCAAGGCAACAGGCATGGAGGTCGGGTTGCTGATCAACTTCGGAGTTGCCAAGGTCGAGCACAAACGATTCGTTTTCACGGATCTATCCGCGTTTGATCCGTGCCAATCCGTGGCGGAGCAGTAGCTTTTCAGGAACCCATAGACGCATGGCAAAGAAGCAAGAGAAACATTCGCATACGGCGGCGGCCAAACCCAAGGCGGGCAAGCAGGGCAAGGACGCCTCGGGCAAGATCCTCAAGATGGCCGAGCAGATGGTGAAGTACGCGCACAGCGGGACCGATCCCTACCTGGAGATCCCGATCCGGTCGCTGACGAACGTTTCGTTCGACCCGAAGCGGCGCATCATCGAGATGGGCGATGCCAAGCAGAAGCGGAACTTCTTCAACCTGGGCCAGGCCAAGAAGTTCATGCAGAGCATGCTGATCGCGAAATTCTGCAATGATCTGACGGGGCAGGGCAAGACAGCCAGCATTCGTCAGGCGTACTATGCGAGCAAGCACACGATCGCCGGCACGAGCGAGAAGACGTTCGGCGACCAGAGCGAGAGCGACCCCATCATCGAGGACCTGGAGGTTGCGCTGGACAGCCTGCGGGAGGAGCTGCACATCTACGCGAGCAACCGCGGCGCGATGGTCGGCCCGCTGGTGTTCGTCGACAGCGGGGACACGATCGACGCGAATCGGCTGGGCTCAGGCGGCTACAGCATCCCGTCGATCGTCGAGCCGGACGTGATCCAGTTCAAGAAGTGCGATGCGAAGTTCGTGCTCCACGTCGAAAAGGACACCGTCTGGCGGCGGTTCGTGGAGGACAAGTTCGCGGTCAAGTACAAGTGCATCCTGATCCACGGCGGCGGCCAACCCCCGCGCGGCGTGCGGCGGCTGCTGAACCGCTTCCACCACGAGCTGAAGCTTCCGATCTACTGCCTGCTCGATAACGACCCGTGGGGGTATTACATTTATTCTGTAGTCAAGCAGGGCTCGATCAGCCTGGCCTACGAGAGCCAGCGGATGGCCGTGCCCGACGCGAAGTTCCTGGGCGTGTCGAGCTACGACTACGAGCGGTGCGGCCTGAAGGACGACGTGCAGATCGCCCTGGACAAGAACGACATCAGCCGCGCCAAGCAGATCATGAAGTACCCCTGGTTCAAGGACAAGAAGCCCTGGCTGCGCGAGGTGCAGAAGATGCTGCACAACGGCTTCAAGATGGAAGTCGAAGCCATGATCAGCAAGCACATGACGTACCTGACGGAAGAGTACCTGCCGATGAAGCTGAAGGATAAGAAGCAGTGGTTGGATTAACCGTTACTCCCTAATATACAATGAGCCGACGTGAGAGAAACAGGCAACGCAACTAGACAGATGCTGCATCTCGACAGGGCTCGGCGGCAATCTGTGACGCGGCGCGAGTACACTCGCGTGCCACGGCACGTGTTTGCGTGCACTATCTATGAAGAAGATGTCTTCGGTTCCAACCACCCCTCCGCGGATTCAGCATGCTATGGTAACAGACTTCGAGTCCATCGCGCAAGTGTTTGCCAAGGAAACGCGGATTGTATCTCTTCGCCGTCTCGGTTCTGAGTACGATAGCGTGGGCAGGTGGCCCTTCCATGTGTCAGGGGATGGGGACATAGCTGATAGGCTGCCCGAGTAGAATATCGATCGCGGCCCGGTGCCGTGTCACCATAGTTCCCTGCGGCCCCACAGCAGAGCCCCTCCGTTCTCGTCGCCGTAGTAGTTGCTGCTACCCATTGCCGTCGGCAACTCCACCCCAACGGGGTGACAGAATATAGCCTGGGGCACAGCGGTTCGCGTGCTGTTAGTTCGCGACCCGCGCCGCCCCAGGTACAGGCCCACCCCCTCCGGTCTTTGCTGTTACCAATGCCGTTGGCCTTCTGAGCGACCGGTATGTTTTGGTTGTCCGGTCGCCGGCGCAGCCGAAGCTGTTGTCTTGCCCTCCCCGCCTTCGGCATCTTCGGTTACGCTTCGGGTTCGTCAGCAGCGACGGCAACGGCGTCGCTGGTAGGGTCGGTCCGGCAGCAACGACTGGATTCCTGTGCGCCAGGAGAAGCCTGGGAAAGCAGGAAGCGATGTAGAAGCGAAACCTTTCATCGGAACCCAGCGGGTAGCCAATCCCGTCC